TTCCTCTCTATCATTTTTAAAAAATAAAATGTTTGAAGTTGCCGCCGGTACTGGCGCAGCTTCTGAAATGACTAAACAGGCATCTTCTATATTATCAGAGATGGGCAATGTATTAAAAAATACAGCGGGTCTTGCTGTATCTTTTGGGAGTGCCCATACAAAATCTGTTATTGACCCAATGAAAAATACAAGAGATGTTGTAGATGGCGCTCTTGGAAACATAGCTAAAGGCTATCAAAATCTTACTGGTGCGCAAGACATATTAATAAAATCTCAAAGTCAATTAAGAGATGCTTTGGTTATGGGCGGCGTTTCTATGGGTGTTGCCGATAGACACGCTGGAGAATATATTTCTAATTTAAATAAATTATCTGTAGCAACAGGATTGTCTACGGGTAGCCTACAATTAATTAATAAGGAGGCTGGTTTACAGCCTGAGTTTTTATTAAAATCATCTGAGGCGGCGAAAGCAGTTGGACTTTCTTCACACGCCATGATTACACCTTTGTCTGTGGCAGCAGTTTCTCTTAGGGCATTTGGGTTAGAAGGCGGTCAAGCAGGAAAGGCAATACAAGATGCATTTTTAAATTTTAATGAAACTCCATTAACAACAGCTAAAAATTTAGGAATAATGAAACAAGCGGCCAATGATGCCGGTGTTAGAATAGATGTGGCAAGAGACCAAATTATAAAAGCAAGCTCTCCTTTGGCAATTTTTGGTAAAAATACGGCGGAAGCTGCTGGGATGTGGAATGATTTTACAAAAGTTTTAAAAGAGGGTGGGGTTCCTATCAATCAAATTGGCGAAATGGTAAGCGGTTTAACAAAAAGTCTTGCCGGAATGACTATGGAAAATCGTGCTTTTATAGGAATGGTGAGTGGCGCCACAAGTGGCGCCTCGGCTCTTGGCGGCGCATTAAAATTGGAATTTGCCATGCGTTCTCCAGAAGGAATGGAGAAAAATTTACAAGCTTTAACTGGGACTCTTGCTAAGTTTGCTGGTGGTAAAATTATTACATTAGAGCAGGCGGCGGCCAATCCCCAGCTAGAGCAACAGTTCACATTACAGAGACAATTATTAGCCAAACTTACTGGCAATAATGATCCGAATCAACAAGCAAGAATATTAGAAGTTCTTCAGCAAGTACAGTCTGGTGGAATGTCTCAGGTACAGGGTGGGAACGCTCTTAAAGAAGTGTTCTCTGCTGGCAAATCATTACAAGAAAAAACTATGACTGTGCAAGAAAGAACAGAAAGGGTTTTGAGAGCTAATATTTTACCAACATTAGAAAGACAATTAATAGTATTAAATGAAAATTTAAAAATTACTACTGGAATAAATGCCCTAGAAGAAGGAACGGCAGAGGGAAAGCAGTTAGAATTAAAGCCGGCTTTAGAAGAATTTATAAAAGGTGTTGGAAGTGCTGTAAAAGTTACTGCTCAAGGTAAAGAGATTGATAAATATCAAGCGATGTTTGAAAAAATCACTACCGCAAGCACATCAAGAATGTTTGGACAAGAATTTGCGGCAAAATCAAGAGAAGCGGAACAAATGCCAAAAACATTTTTATTAAAAGCCACTGCGCCAGAAAAAATTATGCCTGCTATAAAACCAACCATAGGTGCCACTCCAAAAGCAACTATATCTCCAAATATTACTATACCCGGATTAAATAATATTGCTCCATTAATAAATACAGGTAATACGCAATCTCATAGTGATTTAAGTCAATTAATAAGTGCCACAAGAGATGGTTTTACTAATTTAAATGTTCCAGCAGAATTATTAGTTACAAAAAATAAAGAATTATCCGCAGGGGCCATGCCAACCGCGCCCATAATGACAGTTTCTCCAACCGAATCAACAATTCATATAAAAATAAGTGGTGAAGAAGGAAAGTTTAAAAATAATTTAATGAAATATTTGCCAGAAATGCTTAATAAAATTATTACAGATACTCACTAGGAGATAAAATGATATTTAATTCTGGAATTAAAACTGATTCCACTAAAAATACAGATAATAATCCTTTTTATGATGATCCTTCCAATTTAGACTCTGGTGGAAAAGTTCCAGACCTTATTCAACAGAATCCAGAAATGCCACTTGCTAAAAGAAATAGGCAGCTAATCAGCTGGAGAGTTCCTGGAATTGGCACTGTTGAAATGTATATTAACCCACAACAAATTTCCATTTCAGAAAAAAAAGTAATTAAAACAACAAGAACTAAAGGTGGATATGTTATGCAATATTGGGGTGAGGAACTTACAAGAATTAAATTAAGTGGAAATACTGGAGCAGCAAGTATTGAAGGGATTAATATTTTACGCTCTGTATATCGTGCGGAACAAAATGCTTTTCAGCAGGTGCAGCAAACATTGGCAGATAGATTGCAGGAATATACTGGTGGAACAGCTTTAGGTGGATTAATAAACCAATTATCTGGGTCTGGTGCAGGCAAAGCTGTTGGAAGTCTTGTTAATAGTTTAGTTGGAGGGTCTTCTAATCCTCCCTTATTACCTACTTTAGGATCCCTGGCGGCGGCAGTTGAACTATTTTATCAAGGATGGGTGTTTAAAGGATTCTTCGAAAGTTTTAGCGTAGATGAAAATGTTAGTAGTGGTCCTGGGATTTTTACTTATCAAATTGATTTTGTAGTATTAGATCGCAGAGGGTCTAGAAACAATTTTATGTCCTGGTCACGTTCGCCAGCAGTATATGACCCAACAACAGGAAATCCTGTTGGATATTATAAAGCCGATTCTTCTTCCACTCCGTTAAGTTTCAGGGGAGAAAAAAATAAATGACAATAATTTTATCGTCACAAGCAGGAATAAATTCTGGAAATACAGTTAGTAATGTTTTTGGCGACCTTGGAAAAGCTCTTGGTATTTCTGGTTTTCCACAGCCAGGGGCTCCTGGAAGCTATGTTTCCGATATTCTTGCTGTGTCTGATAAAATTAATGGTGTGCTTGATAAATTAATGGGGAAAGGAATAACAGAAAAATTTGATCCTAATTATGTAGAGAGTGGAAGACAAGTTGTGGTTGGCGGGGCCATTGATGGTGGCAAAGTGCCTCCTTTGGAGGCTGCCAATATTAGACAGGTCTATACACAAACGCCTCAAGTCAGCGTTGTGGTCCGTAAAAAAACATTTTCTTCTTTAAAAGATTTATATAATCCTATTTTTATGGATCCGTCAGAAAAATGGCTTTTTAGGGCAACGAAAAAATTAATAGAAAATAAATGTTTAGCAATCGCTCAATATGAAAAAATTTCTAAGGTAGAAAAACTAATAGATGCTGGCGCATCAGCGGCAACCATTATTACATCTTTAATGTCTAGTTTATTAGAAGACAGTGGTGATCAACAGTTTTCTTCTGTTGAGGAATTAAGAAAAGTAATTTATGATAGACAGCCAGTTAGCGTTACTACTTATTTTACTGATCCAGACATGCCCTTAATTGAAGAATTGGGCCCAGGAACAGGAGCATTTGAAATTACTTTAGCAACATCTATTTCTACAAGTTTAGGATTAGATGGTGAGGGTAATTTTAATTTTTCTATAGAAGATCCATACAGAATATTATTTATAACTGAAGAAGATATTGAAACCGCATTAAAAGGAACGGCGCTTTCTAATGTTGCTTGTGAATTAAATTCTGCGTCAGGCCGAGCCTTAGACAGCGCCCAGTCTACAGACGCTCTTTTGCAGGCAGAACGAAAGCGAAATGGTAAAAGTGAAATTAGTTTTACTGTAGAAATTGGAACTGGTGTCGTTGCCACTATAGATGCAATAGGTCTTATTATAAATGAAAATAATTTTGACATTGTTCCAGAAAATCAATCATTAAATTCTACTGAACGCGCTTTATTTATAAGCGTTATGACTGGATTAACTTTATATCAAAAAACATTAAATTCATCTTTAATAAATGGTATAAATGTTGATTCATTAACATCTGTTTTAAAAAAACAAATAGACTATGCAAGAGAAAGAATGAGAACTTTTTATCTCGGCAAATGTATGATTCAGCCAATGGATGCTATAAATATATTTATTGCCGGTGGCACAAGAAGATTAGGAGAGGGAGAAAATCCAAACCCTGATGAAATAGATTTATTTTCCGCTTCTGGTGGTTTTAAAATTGCTTCAAATATATTAGGAAGTGATGAATTAATAGATGATGGATTGTTAATGAATGAATGGAAGAGGGCAGGCAGCTTTCCTGACTTTGATACTTTTAAAAAAATACGAACTTTAACTTTAACAACAGAAGAGGGCACGCATGTTTTTGGCGGATTAGTTAATAGTGTTGATGATAAATTTGATGCTAATTCGGGAACACATACTATAAATATTAGTGGTGCCTCTAATATGGAATGGTTAAGAATTTCTAGATATAATGAATCTCCTTCTTTAGATCAAACACAAGGTGTAGTTTATGATCCATTAACTCCTTTTGATTTTGAAGTTGACCCCGCAACTGGCCTGCCAATAGGAAAGCCAAAATTAAATGATGCCAATGCGTTAATTGGTCAGGGATCCAATCAGTTTTATTTTGCCAGTGGGCCAAAAACTGGAAAACAAATTAAAACTATTGAGGACATGAACCAAGATATTGCCGCTATAGGTAACAATATGTTAAATTTATATCAACATGCTCCTGGTTTGGTATATAAATGGAAAAAAGGAATAGTAACTGCAACATATAATATGTTTAATGTTGACCCTAAAGATGGAAGTCAAATTACTTCAAATCAATTAAGACGAGATGTAGGATTTTTTGCTTCAAACACCCCATTTGACAACATGGATGCAGCAAATGTATTAAGCATATTAATTACTGGTGCTCCATATAATCCTGCAACATTTATACAGAGCGCTTTAAATAATGGATCTTATATTCCAGATGCAACATTAAACAGTGGACGCGATTTTTTTAGACACTTCTTAAATATACAAAAATCTATTGTTAAGACGCATGGAAATTTTGTTCCTTTTAAATCTATTAATGTTAGTCCGTCTAACTTAGCAAAAGCAATATATTATCAACAGCAATTATCAGGAAAGTCAGTTGAGCTAACACAGTTGAGATCTAGCCTGGCTAAGCTTGAAGATCAACAAAATAATTTACTTGGCACTGATGAAATTGATAAGCGCATACGAAGCGGGCTACAAATTAAAAAATCAGAATTAGAAAATAAAATAAATAATTTAGCAACAAGTTTATCTGAATTAACGGCATCGGCGGCAGAACAAGAAACGAAAGTAATTCAAATAGCTGGCAATGATATTAGTTATGACTTAGGAAGCATAACTAATGAAGAAGAATTTAAATTATTTGGCGATAGGCTAGCATTTTCTGTTTTAAGAAGAAAAGAAGATGTTATAAGAAATATTGATAAAAATTATTTTATTGTGTCTGATGAATATGATAAAGATTATGATATTCAGGCATTTGTAATGAAGTTGCGAGAACGGGCTCCAGATATGTGGAAAATGTCATATAAACCATTAATAGACCTATGTAAAGAAGTGGCAGATATATTGGCGTTTGAATTTTACTGTGATACTAATGGACATATTGTTTTCAGACCACCACAATATAATAGGGTTCCTGCTTCTATATTAAATCAAATGCTTTCTCTTAATAAATTAAGTGGTATAAAATTATTTCCAGATTTTCTTTCAGGATTGTTTCAAAGTAGAGAAGACAGAATAACCCGTGACGTAACTATAAAAGAATGGGAAATAAGAAAAGAGGCGGCACTACTTGGAATGTCTGATGTAAAAGATGTGGAAATATTTTTAGCAAAAGAAACTGGAGTAGAAGTATTATTTATTACAAATGCTGATAATGGAATTAAATATGAAGCTGATATGACTATAAATCCAAAACAAAGACTGGCCTTATCTGAATTGGTAGAAAGTTCAAACTATCAATCTCAATTATCAGCAGCAGGATTATTTTCAGCAGTTGCACAAAGAAACTTACAAAAAACATATATTGAACAAACTACAGGAACTAAAATTTCTATTAGTAATGAACAGGCGTATGATAATGCGGTAAATAATCTGACGGCCTTAACTGGGCAACAAAAAAGAAATGAAGATGAATTTGCAAAAATAAAAGTTGGGGTTAAGAAAAATGGAATTTCTACTCCAGCAACAGACATTTCGCAAATAATAACTCGAATTGCGCAACTTGTAAGTGAGCGCTCTCAGTTAATGAAAACATTAAGTCGCGCTTTAACTCAAAATATAGAAATTGCATCTATTAGCGGAAGTGATGGAAATATCTCTTTTAACAAGGTAAGTTTTAATGTTAATAATTTGCCAGAAGGATTGTATAATAAACTAATTGAAGATGATACTAAAGATTTATTAGGTCACATGTCTGCAGGTCGTTTTGTTATTAAAGACGAAAATATTATTAGTTCCAATTTTTCTGAAAAAGTAACACAAATTATGACAAACTGCACTATTACAGGGACGGCCCCACTTGTTGGGGACAATGGTGGAATTAATGGGGTTCCAATTTATACTGCCTTTGGCGTAGATTTTGATTTATGGAGACAATATGGATGGAGAGGAGAAAAAACCATTCATAAACCATTTTTCTCTAATGCCGATTATCAATGCGCTCCTTATGCTGTTATGTTATTGTCAAGGCAGAGGGCAAATATAGTCACTGGTGACATAACTGTTTTTGGAAATGAATTTTATCAACTTGGAGATGTAGTTTACGTAACACATAGACAAATGTTATATTATGTAAGTAAGATACAACACAATTTTAATTATGAAAGTGGTTTGTTTTCTACAACATTATCTTTACAATATGGACATCCAGTTGGACAATATATTCCGACACCATTGGATGTTATTGGAAAATTACAAATTACTTCAGGAACATCTCAAGGATCATTTAGGGTTAGAAGAGAACCGCCAAGAACAGATGATTTATTAGGAACAGTGGTATTTGATAAAGATAGTGAAGATTTATTTAGTGGAAAATATGCCAGAAGAAATTTTAATCAATTGTCTAATGCGGCGATAATGGCTCAGACTGTAATAAATAAAAAAGATCCTAAAAACAGCGCTAGGGTTTATTGTATGACATTTTTTGGAGATGAAACTACTCAACACAATAGGGCGGCTGAAGTTGGAAATTGGTTTCTAAATCCTTCTTTCCCAGCAAGCTCAAAAGGAGGAATAGGAATAGGTGGGGCTGGATTAAGTTTATCTGTTGGAGTAGGAATTAATGATGATATAACAAAATTAAATATAGATCCATCACTAATAAGAATACAACGACTTAATCAATCTTTATCTAGTGGTGGCACTTTAAGTCCGGAAGAAGAAGATTTACTATCAAAAGGAATAACCGCCTCGCAAGAGGCCATTTCTATAGACCCAGGATTAGGCAATGTAGTTGAAATTAGAATAAGACAAGCTCCTATAGGGGGGTGGAAAGATTAATGAATAGATTTGCTTCTAGCGTAATGCGATTAGTATCTGTAGAAAAAGTAGATTATAATAGTGGAGTGGTTTATACTAAATGGCTAGATCAAGCTGGGCTTGATGGCCCAATAGTTTCAATTCCTCATCCATACGCCGGATCTCATGGCGAAGGAATATATATTGGCATTTCTACTGGAAGCATTTTAATTTTAGGAATGACTGCCAACGAACAATATGTTGCTTTGGCCACATTGCCCCCATCAAATAATTTTGGCAATTTAAATGATATATCTGAATCTAGCTTTGATGATATAGCCACACCAACATTAGATTCTGGCGATATAATTATCCAAAATAAAAATGGTGCAGAAATAAAGTTAAATAATTATGGGGATATTAATCTTTATAACTCTTTCCATGAAGGTGTGATTTATGGTGGTGATTCAGATAATTCTATTCGTTGTTCAATTGTTACTTCTAGCCCCGTAGAATACACCATTTCATCCGCTGGAATCAAAGCAATGGGACTAATTCGTAGAGATATACGAATTGAAGAAGGTGAAGAAGATTATGTTGACTTTTTATATGATTTATCTTCAGAACAGGCCCTAGAAGAAGTGGGTTGGGATATTTCTAAAAAAACATCTTATTTGACAAGAAACCCTAATGAAACTGGGACTGATACGGCAGACGATAAAAGATTTAGAAACCCTGGATTAATTGAAAATCGTACATTGTTATATGAATATGGAAAAGAATGGGATGTTAAAAATTTTGGTGTAGAACTTGACAGATTTAATAAAGGAAATCAACCTTTAATTGATTTTAGTGACAGAAGACAAAGAAGAAGTAATGTGTTAAGCCTGTCGCAAACTAACCCTAATGAATTAATTGAACACATTGAAGGAACTCTTGTAGATATATTTGGCAATATGTTAGATATAAATAAATCTATTTTACCAAAGCCAGAAGGAACAAATCCAAGTGATTTAAAAGATATTTTTGAAGTAAATAGACACTCTGTTGTTGTACATAAAGAAATAAATACAAAAAAAGGTTATGCGTATAGAGAAGGCTCATCAAACACGCGAAAGCCAGTACTCATTGGCGACGGCATTCCAAGTGCATCTGTTGTGGCCAACAATGCTAAAGATAGAAGCAGGTGGTCACTTAGAGTTGACAAAGAAGGATTAACTTCAATAAATATACCTGCAACTTCTGAAACGGGTAATATTCCATTTTTAACAAGACAAGAAACCACAAGTGTTATTAATATAGATGATAAAGGTAAAATTACTGACGGGGATAGGGCTGATTATGATGGATTATATAGAAATGATAAAAATCAAGATATATTTCATGATCAAGTTGGTCCTGGTGGAATTTCTGTTGCCGGCCCTACAAACACATTAATACCAAACAGATTAAAAGGCAAATTAACAAGTTGGGTAGATACCAACGATGCTAAAGAAAAAAAACAACAAAAATTGCCAGATTTTATAGAAGCAGGAACGGCCTTTCACAGTATAACGCAAACTGCACAATCAATATTAGATTATTATATTAATTTTAGAGCTGCTGATATTTTTGAGCCATTGGAAGTTGCTCCGTCGCCACAGGCTATTTCTAATCAAATTAATGCTAAAGTTCCTATTCCTGGTGATTTTATTGCGGACAGAGATCCTATTACTGGGCTAATTGTAGATCATCCAAATGCTGGTGGACGCAGTGTTCAAATTAATCTTGATGGAAGTTTGGAAACTTCTATAGGCGCTAACACCGTTGATAGAGTTTCGTGGGTCCTAGACACAGCAGGCGCCATTGTGGCGCGTCTTGGGCGAGATCGCCAAGGACGAAGTGCTATAATTCAAGCTGATGGCTACGTAGCTATTGAAATAGGCGGATTTGATTTTATAGGTGAAGCGCCAAATGATGAAGTAGATACCCGTTTTGTTGGTCGGGGCGAATCAAGAAAAGATACTTTGCCAGGTGACAAAAAACAATATAAAGGTGGCAAATTAGTAATAAGATTAAGAAGATCTAATACTGAACAAACAGGCCCTGATGAAGATGATAATTTATTAATTATTGATGACAGTGGAATAACAATAAAAACGGCTGGAAGATTTAATATAGTTAGTGGCCAAGATATTGTTTTAACAAGCAATAGCAGAATTGCTTTTGAAGCTCCAATTATACAAAATTATAAAAATAATCCTAAATTTGTTTTAAGAGACGGAAGAAGATTGTAAGGAGAAAAAATGACAGCACCAAATAATAGAGAGTGGAATAAATTACCGGCACAAATGGTCCCAACTACATACCCACAATATTTGGGCAAATTAAAATGTTCTTGTCCTGCTGGGGCGCTGTTACAGCCGGCCTCACTGCCAAGCGCCACACTTAATTTGGGAGATATAATTGCAGATCAAGCAAGAATCCTCTCAACTTTTACCTCTATGTATGGTTTAATAACAACAATATTAAAAATGATTGCTTGCATTATAGAGGTATTGTGCTGTCTAACAAATCCATTTTGTTTAATATTTGCGATTATAAATTTATTTGGAACATGTTTGCCTGATTTTATGTTAATTTTTCCACAATTTGCTATTCCAGCAATTATAATTTGTGTAATAAAAATTATAATTGCTATTGTTCAATATATTCTTGAAGTCATTATCCCATTAATTCTTGAAATTATAGCAAATATAGAAATGTTGTATGAAATGTTTGCTAATCAAAATGAAGATGCTATGGTAGCCATTGCTTTTAAAATTGTTTCTTTATTTAAAGAATTGCAGAATATTTTAGGAATATTAAGTGCTCTTATATCTTTGTTTAATATGATAAAAGCACTTTTGTCAGCCGGCATAGCAATTCCTTGTGGCGGCAGCAGTAGTGGGGACCAATGTCCTACTGTAATGCAACAATCATCTCTAACTGGATCAGATGGCATATTAACAGTAATATATTTTTCTGATGATTTATATAATTTTGGTTTATTTTTCTATTCTGCATCAAATAGATTAAATTTATTAACATTGCGAGATTTTTTCCCAGATGGCATTAATTATAATGAAGTTACTGATGTAGATAAATTATCATATTCAATTGAAATAGATGGAAATACTTATGCTGTAAAGAGCGTTGATAGTGGCGGCACGGCCTCATTGGGCGTAATGCCATCTAGTTATACTGTTGATGGATATTTAACAAATACCGATATAAATGATGTGGCATTGCCAATATATCAGGCCAGAATGAGTGTTGGTTCTGATAGTTTTCAATCTTTATATGCTGGTTTAAGATATGTTTCTATACAAGATACTAGAGGGTCTTCATATACGCAAAACAATGGAACTTGGAAAATACAAACAGTTTATGGATTAAAGGATATTTTAATTCAAAAATCTGATCCTGTGGAAACTTGGTCATATGGAGCCGCTTTAACTGATATTAGGTGGCAGTTGGTGGCAGCAGCGCCTTCGGCGGGAAGTAATAAAACATATAGTCTTTCAATTAATCATGATATATTAGTAAAATATGATTTAATTAGTGTTGGCTGTCATCCAGCAGTTAAAGCGACTAAAGATGCATTAAATAATCGTTTTCCTTCTTATTTAATGAATATGTCTTTGCCAGCGCTGCCAGATTTAGATGCCGTTATTGCGAATATAAATGCCTGCGTTAGTGCTGTGGTTCCAGCAAGTATAGACACTCAGTGGGTATTGGACAACTATGCGTCTATAGCAGAAAATATTGGCGGTCTTCAAAATTGTATTGTAACTAATTTAACAAGTTTTCAAGATGATATGGTAAATTATGCTAAACAAATTTCTTATAGAGTTATGGATTATGAAAATAGTACAATTGTGGCGGCTCCAGAAATACAGCTAGTTGGAAATACTATAAATATTGTTGTTACGCCATTAGACAGGAATTCTTCAAAGCTGGCATTAGGGCTGCCACCAGGAATTTTTGATGTAGCGATAAATACAAATGCGGGAATAATTTCATCTACATCTGAAGTGTTAGATGATTATGGGGCAACAACTGGAGAATTTATAGCAACATTAGATAGCTTATATCCAATTACAGCAAATATAAGTGCGACAATTGATGGATATGATCTTGTAGAATTTGATGGATATGCTTTAAATACAAGATATATTGTTGCACAATTCATTACCTCTACTTATCAAAAGGGTCGCGATCCGGGCGCGTCTATTGAGCCCCTTGGGTCTGGCAGGAGTGGCTAATGGTAAATAAAAATGATAATATTATAGCCCTTTCTCAATTTGATATTATTACTTTTGCCAAAAGTCTTATGTCTGAAGTAGACAAAATAAGATCTTTTACATTAAAGTCTACTGATGACGCTACTCAACAGCAATATCAACAACCAATTGAAAGTCGTTTGAATGCTTTTTTTAGATTGGTCGGGCTTCCTATGTTTGTTAGTGTTGAGAAAAAAGATAAAAAAGGTAATTCAGGAACAGATTTATCTGGCGACAGGCAGCTTACTCCTGGATATGCCGGCAAAAAATTTGACAATTATATTATCACTAATTCTGCTAAAGAAGCGGCGGCGGGCTCGGCTAATTTAGCAAAAGCCTTACAAGAGCGAGAGGGTAAATTACTAAGTCGAGAATCTAAAATAGGCACTGATGAAATGAATAAATTTATGACAAAGGCATTAAAAAGTGCAATTGCCATACAGCCAAATATTCCTAATGAAGAAAAATCTATTAAAGGTGGAATTGTTGGTCAAAATAAAGATTTTGAAAGAGAAGTATATAAATCATTATTTCCATTAATAACTGCATATGTCCCAAATGGCATATCTCCAGTTAAAAATGAAACGGCCAGACCATTTTTACAATATGTTGTAGACCAGATGCCTGATAATGAAACTATGTTGCCAAAACCATTTATAGAAACTGTTATTAGAATTCGATTAATTAGCGCTTCGAATGCTGGAAACACTAAGGAAGGAGCTAAAAATATAAATTTTGCAGAAGTGGTAAAAAAAGCCATTGGAGAAGAAAAATATAATACATTATCTAGTAATGATAAAGATGTATTGGCGGCGATAAGAGGGGAAGGTGCGCTGGAATCTATTATAATAACTAAATTATTATCATCACTTAGTCAATTGGCTAAAAAACAATATGATTTACAAAAAGCTCAAGAGCAATATTTTCAGCAATCAAATTATACAATTTCTATTAAGACAGAATCAGGAAAACAAAGTGTTTTTGGAAAGAGAGCAGAGGTATCTTCGGACCTTGTACTTAAACCAGATTCTAAATATGGACAAAAATTACAATTGTTGTATGAAAGAAAAGCTAGAGAAGAGGCTTTACAGTCATTATTGCCGACCCAAGATAGTATTTATACGAATGATCCAAATACCACACAGAATACTGCTTTTATGAGCCTAACTAATCCATTTTCTAGTTTAATTTCTTATAATTTAGATGAAACTAATAAAGAAATCCAGCAATTAAAAAGTATTATAAATAAGGATCTTCAAAAATTAGAAAAATTAAGAGTAGAATTAGATATGATGACAGGAGAGTTTATAGGCCTATCAATTCCAGATGTTATTTCAATCATAATAGGATTATTTATTATAAAAAAACAATATCTTATTGCGTTATTAGATACTGAAGTTAGAGAGGAAATGGCTAAAGATGAGGTTTTAAAGGTTGTTATTTCTGAATTTAATAATTCAAATGAAAAAGATACAAAAACTGCTATTAAAAAATTACAAGAATCTGTGCAACTTGTATTTGATTTATTAAATGTTTTATTACAAAAAACTTCTAATAAAAACTTACGTTCCGGCACAGTGCGCAATAAGCCTAGAAAACCCAAACAAGAAAAACCATATGGGTCATAATTTGGAGGCACGATGTCTTTTGATTTAAAAATTGAAAATAATGATTTAATTATAAATCCTGATGGCTCTATACAAACTGTGAGAGATAATGAAAAATTAGAACAGGATATTATTAAAGCGCTATTAACCACATTGGGGTCAAATAATTTTCATAAGTGGTATGGAAATTCTTTGGGCGCTTCTGTTATTGGGCAATCTATGAATGTTAATACTATAGCTACAGTCGCTGAAAGCGATATACAAAATACACTAAGCACTATAATGGCTTTGCAAAATATGCAGGCACGAACTCAATATGTGGCGGCTGGAGAAATTATAGCAGCAATAAGAAATATTTCTGTATTAAGAGATAATACAGATCCAAGACAATTTGAAATCACTGTTTCAGTTTTAACAAGGAAACTTAATATAGTGGAAACGACTTTTTCGTTGAGGATTTAAAAATGACTACTTTTAAAAGTTTTAATAATATTGTACTTGATATGATAAATTATTTGCAACTAACACAGCCAAGTTTAGATGTTAAGCCTGGCGCCGTTTCAAGAGATTTATTTATTGATGCCCAGGCACAGCAAATATCTAATATTTATACAGAATTACAAAAAATATCAGCTTTACAATCTATTTCAAATGTTAGTGGGCAAGATTTAGTTAATTACGCTTCTAATTTTGGAATTACAAAACAAACTGGAACTAAAGCAATAGGAAAGGCCGTTTTAACTTTAAAAACTGTAGATACAGATATAATTATTTCACAAAATTCTGTTATTAGAAATAGAAATGGTTTTCCTTTTTTAACAGTATCTACCACAACGATCACCACTTCACAGGCAAATGCTTTAAGGGCGACAGCGACTAGATTTAGACAAGAATTAAATTCTGTTGGCATTACAGATGAATTTGCCATTGAAGTATCAGTACAGGCACAAAGTAATGGGAGTGCTGGAAATATTTCAGCATATTCTTTAGTTAGTCAGTCTGTGTCTGGCATAAGTAATGTAACTAATATATCACCTTTTACTGGTGGAACTGACGCAGAAAGTGATTCGTCATTTAGAACTAGAATTTTATCTACTTTTGCTGGCACAAATGTTGGAACTGCTGTCGGTTATAGAAGCACTATATTAAATCTTGCTGATGCCATAGATGCATTGGTTATTGAACCAGGAGACCCTTTAATGATCAGAGATGGGACTGATGTATCTACAGATTCTAATGGAAATTTAATTGTAACACAGCCCGGCACTGGTGGTAAAATTGATATTTATGTAATGGGTGAAAATCCTCAGTCTGGCATAGATAGTTTTGTTTACTATGATCAAAGTGGGACTAATAATCCAGCAGATGCTGATAATTATTATATAATGGGACAAAGTAGCACTACGGCCAGTACAACTTTAACTTTAAATTCCCGTCGCGTTTCTACTTTAGCCGGAACAGCCTCTATCCCAAATCAACCCATATCAAATATTATTTCAGTAAGTGGGAGTTCATCTGGCCCTAATTTTATAGAGCAATATTTAGACACAGATGGAACTCTTAAAGGAAATTATAAACTTATAAAAGATACTGGTTCTGCCAGTGGAAGTTCATTTGGATTAGATAGATTTGCTTGGACATCGGATAGAATTAATTTATTAGATGAGGCGAATACAAAAGGCGTATTTAATAGCATAGATTCTTTAGGATTTACAGATGTGTCGTTAATATCTGATATTATACAAGAAGTTCAGGTAATTAATGAAAATTCAACAGTTTCTGGGAGTAGTAGAAGTTATATTACTGTTAAACATTCTCCAATTAAAACAGTAAGTCGGGTTTTTAATACTACTACTGGTGAAAGATATACTATCGTGGATCAAAACCCTGATGGAACAGGAACTATAAATGAAACTGGTAGAATACAAATTAGCGGCAGAACATTGCCAACAGTTAGTGACATTTTACAAGTAGATTATATTTGGTTATTTAATTATGATCAATATATTGATTTTGACAATTTTAATCCTAAAGATGATTTGGACAGCGCTCAAGATTCTGTAGAATGGGGATATTCAAATTATATAAGAGATGAAGTCTCTGTGGCAATATTAGATGCATATAATAATTTAACAGTTACTACAATATATCCAATAAGCAGAGTTTTATCTGTAAATACTTATGTATCTGAGACCGCTACCGTTTCTTCAACCAAAACTATAATAGTAAGTCAAACTATTAATAATATTTATAATATTACAGATACAACTTTATCTGGTGGGCCAGAAATATATAATACAAAAACAGATGATGGAGATTTTTCAAATTTATTAATAATTTTACCAACAGACACGCTGGCACAGGCTGGAGATACAGTAATTGTAACATATAATTTAGATAATATTGCTACTTCAGATGATTATGACAGCGGGTTGTTTGTAAATAATATGATTACAATACTTCCATACACAGCGGTGTCTTCTGGCACCACAGTAAAAGTAAATTATGTAGCTAATTTATCAAATATATTACCTTCTATTCAAGTGGCAACATTGCCTGTTTCTGGAAATACATTTAATTCATTTATAGAAGCGGATGGCTATCAACCAGTATTAAATACTTTTTCTGGAACTACTGTTGTGGCGAATCAAAGAAGGGCCCCTTCTAATTTAGAAGTGTCATTAACAAACATTCCAGTGTCTGGGGGTTCTATAAGAATTTCTGGAAATACATTTAACAAAATAGAGGGCGTTGTTACAATAACTACGGCAGATATAATAGATTTTAGTACATTAATAAAAACAAAAGAAGGGATTTCTAGAAATGCTACTTTGTCATCTAATATTTCTATAGTTCGTGTTGCTCTTGTGCAAAAAGTTACTTTAAATGTAAGTGCGGAAGTGTCAAATATTATATATATTTATGATTTAACAAATTATTCTTTATATACTAATATTTGGGATAAAGCGAATGCATTAGAAAATACATCATTATCGCAAACACAAATGGCATTATCTCAAACAAGTTATAATACAGAATCGGCTCTTACTACTGGAACAAAATTGCAAGTTATATTTTATTATGTAAAAATAAATGATTATGAAGATTTATATTTTTCTCGTAGTGGAAGATTAATTACTAACAAAAAATTTGGCTATGTGTCATCAATTAATAGACTGTCTGGATTGCAAGATTCTGGTGGAACTATTTCGGGAAACATACAAATTGATAATTTTAATCAGCCGAAACAAAATGAAACGTATTTAACAGATTACGAATATACGGCGCCAAAAGAAAATGAAAGAATAACAATAAATTATGAATATAATAAATTAATTACTGATGCTACAGAGGCAATCGAAGATAAAAGACCAATTACCGCTGATGTCTTGGTTAAAGCCGCTGTTAAAATAGAATTAGATGTAACTGCTAATATTGTTATTAGTAGTGATTTTCAAAATCAATCTAGTACAGTCATCCAAGATGTTGCTGACAACATTACGTCTACCTTAACTGCTACGGCTTTAGGAACAATTTTAGATGCATCTGACATTATAAATAATATTTATAATGTTGCGGGAGTGGATAGAGTTAATATAATAAGATTTAATAAACACAATATTTCTGGAACCAAATTAAGTCTCTCCGCTCAAAAGAATGAATATTTTGCTCCTGGAACCGTATCTGCTGTGGCCGAGGAACGATAAAATGGCGAGTTTTATTAGAATACAAAGATTAAGTGTAAAAAATAGTTATACTATAGAAGTATCTTTTACAACTAGTCTTGATAGCGATATTGGCATAGAAAATGTTACTGTTGAAAGCGCTCAAGGCGGCGGGTCTGGTTTGACTGTAACTTCTGTGTCTGTGTCTCAAAATATTTTAACTATTGCCGTTCGACCTATGGTCGATGGTAATTATTATAAATTAATTTTAGAATCTACAACTAATTATACCATTAAAGGAATACATGGAGAAAGATTTTTAGAAGACGGCAAATCTAATATCGTATTTTTTGTTGGAAGTATTGAAGATAATGAAATACGTGATACTATTTTATCTAACATATCTGATATATATAATAAAAATTCCGGTTCTTTAATTTTTGACAGTATTGCCAATATAGCAAAATCTATAGAAAAGGTTTCTCATTCAACAGGAGAAGTGTCAAGTGCTAATTATATTTCTATTGATATAACTGATGAGGCAATTACAAGAGGGTCTGGTCCATTTGATAGATTTGAGCACGAAGGAGTTTTTGAATTATTAAGAGTTGGGTCTACCATTACTGGGTCTGAAACAGAATCATCTATAAATTTTGATGAGTTTCCAACTGCTCCAGTTAGTTTACAACAAATATATGTATCAGAAGAGTTAGTTTCTAATTCTGTAAGTGGCAACAACAGTTTTTCCGGATTAACTATAACTTTATCAAAAGGTCCAATAATTAAAATTACTTCTATAACACTAACGAGAGATGCTGTAATATATATATATGACATAGAACAATATCGATATGGTTTGAAAGAAAGCAAGTATGATCCTGATAATTCATATCAATATTTAACTTTAATTGATAACCAGTTAAAGTTAAATGAATCTGCGATTGGGGCATCATTTCCATTTCCTCAAGGAAGTGATACTTTTACTATTTCCTATTATTATAAAAAAACTGGTAGAGTAATTGGATCTGATTCTATATCTATTACATCTGATTTAAATATATATAGAGAAAGTTCTCCAGCAGTATCTACTTCATTTTTTCTAAATCATGCTCCAATAGTTAATAATATGGGAGAAATACCAACTCGCAATGGAATTACTTGGCTTGATCCTGCGCAGAATTATGATGAAAATGAAAATCATCCTGCTTTTATTACTGAAATACAATATAATCAATTAAATTTGCCCAGCTTGCCTGGACAATATAGTGTTAACTATTCTACTGGGCAAGTGTTTGTTTTTGGAGTTGACGGAACAGGAACTGATGGAACTACCACTGTTCCACCAGTTGCTACCTATATTTATCAACAAACATATCAAGAAGGATTAGATTATCGTTTTTATTCTGACATTAATGAAGTCGTTTCACTTCCAAATAGAGATTTACGTGACGAATTAGCAACAATATGGTTTAGTTATGAAGATACTTTTGCTGATGGAACAGATTTTAATTTTGCATCCCATATAGAAATTCTTAATGAAAGAGTAAATAATAATTTAATTGATACTATAGGAATTAAAACAACAAATTATCCAATTAATGAAGTATTTAGAATTTATAATGAAACTACTGGAGAAATATATATTCCTACTCGTGTCAATGGAAATGAAGTATATTTTAATGCCACCGTTCCACCAAATGTTGTTAATAAAGAAAGAGAAAGGGTTAAGTTTTTATTAGTAATACAATCACAATTAGTAATTACAGATAGAATTAATATTGCTGCCAAATCTTTTATTGCTTTTAAAATAGAATTAGAAGATTCTGAAATAGGATCCTCTACAGAAAATTATATTGGGGTCAGCTTTAATAGTTCTTTAATATTCTCTGATACAAATATTTTTATATACGAATATTTCTTTGACCCAGATGACAGCGTAGATGAAAATTTAGTTCGCCTAACTACAGTTGGCGATTACATGACTGATTATGAAAATGGTATTGTTTATTTGGCAGCACTTTCTGCGGCAAGTACGGACATAGGAGATGCTACTTATAAAGTTTCAAAAATAGAAACAAGATATAATCACATTATTCGCGCCAATGATGTGTATAGAAGTCCTAAAGTTGGGCAAATTTCAAAAACATATGCTGTAAATCAAGTGGCAGATACTACAATTGATCTAAGCGACTTAGAACAGGCTGGCGAACGAACTGTTAGAGATAATAATGGAGACTATGTTCCTATAGTTGTAGATGGAGGAGAAGTTGCGGTTAGAAATGATGTATATTCTATTAATCACATATATCAAGTAACTGATTTACAAATTACCCACTCTCCTATTGATTTTTCAGATGGAGCTGAAATCTCTTCTTCTTCTGGAGACACTATAATTTTAAGTGATTCTGGGGCACTAATAATTGATGATGGCGATGGAAGTGGCTTACTAGTAAGTGTCGCTGGAACAAGATGTTATGTTGATGCAGAAAGATTATATGAATTATATAGTGGGAGTTTGGCACAATTAATTTCTGCCATTAATGCGGTAGATATTAATACTGGTGTAAACTATTATACATATGGAAGTGATGGATATGTAGATGCTACAACTAATAGAATTTATTTTCCCACTAGCGCTACCTCTTATGCATCTGGTAAAATGGTTGTTGCTCAATATAGGGCAGCATTAAGAGATGGCGCCGCCGTATTGGTTGACTATGTGTCTGGAGATATGTTTGTTGATTACTCTTATACTACAGATGAAATTTTAATTAATTATGAATATGGAGATAATGTATTGGATTGGAGTATTTCTGATACATTAAATAAAGATGACATTTATTATGTTACTTATAGATATGGCGCATTAAGAACTGCATTAAGAGATAATTTTGGTATTTTATCTGGATTAGAAGAATTATCTACAATTCCTGATAATCTTTCTAGAGAAACATATAGAGATGCAGTTTCTGGGGCACTACAAACATTTCCAAAAGGTCCAGTTATTCCTGCAATAAAACAATTAGTTAAATCTTTTACACAGGTAGATCCTAATATTACTGAATCAGTGTTTTTGGAATGGATATTAGGAAGAGATAGTTTTAATTTAGAAGAAATGAAATTAAGTGCTATTAATGATGGATATTTACCAACATTTGCGCCTGGAAAGTTTGGCGATGGATTATTATTAAATATTGAAAGTCAAACGGCAACCATTCCTGCTGTTTCTAACTTGCGATTTGAAGAAGGAACCTGGGAAAGTTTTGTTGTCCCAAATTGGGCCGGCATAGATAATGACGCTTCAATTACTTTTGATATAGAATTTGATGGGCAAGCAGATGTTGATAAAGTATTTATAGGAAGTAATAATGAACATCCAACAGAAATACCTTTTACTTTAAATAGAGAAAGTGTTAGTGTGTTGGGAAGGCCAAGTTATTTACATTCGCATACAGGATATTTTATATGGTTTGATACAACTTTAAATTCTTGGGCATTGCGAGTGCGGGCGCCAGCTGTAATAGAAGAAAGAAGTTTTGAAGGAACAATTACTACGACTGGTGAATTTTATAATGTAGCAAAAGGAGTTACTGCAGATGCCTATGAAGGTATAGATGGATATAGTATAAATGAAATAACAGATACTATTACTTCTACAGATGAAAGAATTAAATTTTCTTTTATTGTTGATGCTTATGATGTTTTAAATGATTCTTATGATTCTTATGATTCGTATTCTGTTGGCGTAATTGGCGGGTTTGACGGAATAGATTTTACTTCTGATCATATCCATTACTTTTTTGATACAGGATATGATAAAAATAATTGTAGAATGTCATTATATAAAGATGGCAAAGGATTTATAAGATTTAGAATATATGATTCTAATAAAAGAGTTAAAATGCTTAGTGCCAATATTCATACTTGGGAAAGATATAAAGTTCATCATTTAGCTTGTTCGTGGAAAATGAATACTATTGAAGGAAGAGATGAGTTGCATCTTTTCATAGATGGTGCAGAAGTTCCAAATACATACAGATACAGAGGATATTTTACTCCGCCCAGTGGCACAATTTTTATGGACGAAGTAACAGAAACATTGTTAAGCGATGCTGCTTCGGCAACTGTCGGAGCAACAGATTTAGTAACTATTGCCAGTTCTGCTGAAGTAAATTCCGCTTCTTCTACTTTTGTAAGCGATGGAATTACTGTTGGAAGTATTTTTCAAATATTAGATGATACTATAGATGGAATATATACACAAACAAATATAGTTACTGTTTTATCTGTATCAGAAACTTCTTTAATATTAGATTATACTTTGCAACTTTCATTACATAATGTAAAATTTACAATTAATTCATTACAGTTACTTACCACTAGCGATAATGATGTTGAAACAGTGAGAGTCTTTGTTATAAGTGACGACGTTGAAACAGAATTATATGCACCCGGAACGACATACGAACAATATAATTTTTCTGCTGATGGATATTTAGAATACGTAAACATTTATGATGGTGTTGGTATTGGAGATACTGTTGTGTTAAGGTCATATGGATTAATGCAAAGTAGATATAGACAATATGTTTATATTTGGCCAGACAAACAAACAAATTTATTAAAAACAGTAATGCCTCAACCAATAAGTGTATCTAAAATTAATATTACTAATATCATTGTAAAAAGACTTAATATAGAGCCAGGCGTTTTTGCGCTTATAGCCACTTCTTTTGGCGGTCACGTAATTCCTATTTTTGCTACGAATTTAAGTGATTTTTGTCAGCCCTCTAATGATGTTACTGGCAGATTGCTGTCTGTTACAGTTTCTGGAGACAATATTGACTGGGACGGAGTTAATCAATTAATTATAACTGGTACAACAACAGATGGATATGATTTTGAAAACTTTATTTTTACAGAGGCTGGAACGCAAATATCTACAAGATATTTTACATCTATAACAGAAATTTCTACAGCATTTACTCCTATAGATTCAACAAAAAAAGCTGGGACATTGGAAATTAGAGAAACTCATCCAATTACTTGGCAAGAAAATGATGGAGATTATGCCGAAGTACATCTATCTATTCAACAGCAAGCGGGAGTTAGTGGCGTGGCAACAATAAGCACTGGTATTTTCAGTGACGCATATTCAAGGTTTGATGCTGATGATATTGGAAAATTAATTGTAATTTCTTCTCCATCAAGTATAGCAAGTTCTTATATTATAACAGATGTAAATTTTGACCCAAGTGGTGCTGTAAAAGATTCTGACACCATTACATTAAATACTACTTGGTCTGATGGCTATACAGACATTGTATGGAAAATGCTTTCAATATCATATGGAGACAGCGGGTTTGCTAATGGTTTAATTACTTTAGAAATATTTGGCTCTGGAGGGCTCCCATTTTTACTTAGAAGCTGTTGGTATGAAATAGATTTTCCTACTTATTTAACTATTCCTTGGACCAATGTTCCAGAAAAACTTTATATTGGTTCCAATATGTATGCAGAACATCAGGCTAATGCAACCATAGATGAAATGAGAATATTAGATGAAATTTCTTTAGACACCGGAATGGGGTCTCCGGCCCCAAGCTCTGGAAGATCTATTACCACTGATGCTTTAGTAGTAAAAGAATTTACAACCACAACTCAAACACTGGCCTTATTTCATTTCAATAGTGATGTCATCAATAATGCTAATTTTTACAGCAGTTTTTCGCCATCTTATCATCAGAGTGAAAATAGTGTAAATTCTTTATTCAAACAAAGTGCCATATTTAATAAAAAAGAACCATTGCAGGTTGAAAATAAAGCCATTTTTGGTAACGATTCTGGTACCATTGAATTTTGGATTAGTCCTATTTTAGATACATATAATGATCCTACAGATAGATATTATATTGATTTATCAACAGAATTACAAGCAGAAGTAGAAGCGCTGTCTGCTTTAACAATAGTATTAACTAATAGAGCAAGATCGATTGATTCTGTTATGATTAGTGGCAGTAATAATAATTATTTTATTGGGGGGACTTTAGCGAATGATGGTTTAACCATTACTTTAACACAGCCTCTTCCAACAAATGTTAGGAATGTCGTTGTTACCTATATACCTATTACAAGCCAGGGTGATAGATTTAGTGTGTACAAAAATGAAGATGGATTTCTTGTATTATTTGTAATGGCTTCAGATATTGAATATCAAATTAGGGCTCCAATTTATTGGAAAAAAAATAGTTGGCATAGAGTATTTGTTGGCTGGGATTTAAATAATACAGATAATCAAGATAGATTAATTCTTATGGCGGATGGAACAGAAACAGGAATTATAAGATACGGCACGGGTTTAAAATATGGAGAAGGTCATGTATATGGGTCTCCTACTATTTGGGGCTCTGCCACTGTTGGTACAACATCTGCGCGCAACATATTGGCAGATATAAATTTATTAGATTTATTTAATATTATTAATATTGGTGCCGATTTTACAGGACAGTATCCTGCTATGGCCAGATTAGATAATTTAAGAATATCTGACAGCTTAAGAACTATAAGTTATTTAGGTGGAAGTGGTCCTGGAAAATTAATTGGAAAGGATACATTATATACTAGCAATCTAACAACTGCTCAGCCGGTAATAAGTGACGCACTAACAAGATTGCTATTAGACTTTGACACTGATCAATCAGAAGTAGAGTATTTAACTGTAATTAGAAATATGTCTTCTGGTATTTTTGATTTTTTTGTTGAAGTAATCGATTCATTTTCTTTAATAGATTCAGAATTAGAACATCAATTGGTAACAGATTTAATTAATAGTTTAAAACCAGCTCATACTAGGGCATTCGTAAGTTTTACGAAGTAGGAGGACACATTATGTCAAGATTATTGCCTGTTAATATTAAACAAAATAATTTTTGGGATGGGCAGCAAATTACTGATCAAAATATGAAAGATGAACAAAATAGAAATGTCAGCATTGATGCGGCCACTGAAAATAACTTTTTTGCCAGCGGAGTATTAGATGAAACTCCCGCACCATTAATAATTTTTGATTCCAGCTCTTTAAATGCTGCCCAATCAGCATTGATAGATTCATATTCTTTTGACGGGCAAAGTATTTATATTGGTTCCGGTCTTACAGACGTGTCTGATTCCATTTATGGCGTAAATCTATCTGTAGAAATAAGTAATGCCAGACTAGATGGTGCCGCCAATATTAAAGTGTTAATAATTGGCGATACATTCGGTGGAGATCTGGTTCATGATGATTTGGTTTTTGAAAGAAATGGCACACAAATAACAAGAAATAGATATAAGGAAATTAGAGGAATTTTATTTAATAATTTTGCTGGCAATTTAAGAGGAAGTTATAAATTTGCTTGTGAAGAAGATGGATATAATTTTGTTGGTGGATGTGTAATTCGTGAAGCCAATGCTTTAGAAATTTCATATGATCCAATTATTGTTTCTCAAACTTATCAACCGAGTATATTTTTTGAAACTTTTGTTCCAGCCAATTCTTTAATAACTGTATCACAAATGTTACAAAATGCAATTGGCGTTGACAAATCTATTTCAGATTTAAATATAGGATTTGCTTCGGTCGCGCAACGAGAAATTAGCCCCAATGATGTCACTACTAAAATTGGGCAAAAATTTCAAATGAGTGGCACAAATATACAAAAAATATCTATATTGCTTTCTTCACAGTATAATCCCGCCGCCGCACCTGGCGACGGCTATAACTGGTCTGGGTCAGTCGTGTTAACATTACACGCCTTACAGACTGAAGTAGACTGTCCAGTAACACCTACTCCAGATGACGCTATTGATTTTGACCCAGATCCAGCAATAGTTGCCCAACTTTCATTAGATGAAGTAGATTTATTATATCAAGGTGTTGATTTAACTGATGGATATGTTCATGTAGTAGATTTTGTATTTACAGGATCAAAAATTTCCTCTCCGACACTATCTAATATTGAAGAAGATAAATATTATATTTTTACTATAAGTCGAGCAGGAGACACAACTATAGGCACTATTTTACTAGAAGAGGCGTCAGACAGAATTGATAATAGTTATATGTCTATATTTGATGGAACACAATGGATTAATGTAACAGAAAGTGATTTGTGGTTTATTATTTATGGGGATTATATTAAAATTTCTGATGGTGTGGCCTATGATGATGGGGTTGGAGTGGAAATTCCAAAAATTTATAAAGACACTACAAACACAGAAGTTCCTTTTATACAAGGATATGAGCCACTATATACAGTAACGAGAAATGCGAGTAATTATGTTTTATTAGAAGTTTCAAGTGAATATTCTGACGAAGAACAAGATCAAAGAACTGGAAATTCTATCGCATCAAGAGTAACTCCGGCTCCTACATTTTCTTTAATTAGTTCTTCTTCGCTGACCACATTATTAACAACAGATCCTGACCCAGTTTTATTGGCTAAAGTTTTAGATCAAAATCCCAGAGGAAATCCTGCTGAAATTTCAGGAACTTCATGTTTTTTTGGACTAGTACATGATAATATATTGAATATTTTAAGACCAAACGCTGATATACTTCAATACAATTTAATAGGATCTATTTTGTCTCCGGCAGCATCAAGCAGTTATCAATATAGAATTATTAAACAAACAAATTATAATGATTCTTATGGTGACGCAAATGGAGATGGAATTATTGATTTAACCGATGCGGCACTAGTAACTAGCTGGCTAGATGCATATACACAAACATATGGAGCGATTTCTGGATTATGGATAGAAGATGGATATGTGCAGGAAAGAATCGCAGATGGATGTATGAATACAATTGGATTTTTGAGAGCGGCAAATTTAAATCATACTGCCGGATTAGATGGATATATAACGGCCACGGATGCCCAGGCAATAACTGATTATATAAATGGAGTAATTTTAAGTTTTTCGATTGGGTCTACTTTTTCAAGAACGGAATTACAAGTAGAAAGTTTATTAAATCCATTAACAACTACGTTTGATATGTATATTGACAGTTATAGCATTTTAAAACCGCCCTTTGAATCATGTGTTACTTGGCGCATTGATTATGTGCCGACATGGATTCCAGATTTTATAGAAATTACGGATTTAAGAAGATTATTAACTACAGCATATACATATCCTATTAATTCTTTGTATCCAGGTGGGCAAAATAATTTATTTGTTCCTGGTGATATTTTAATAGATGGATATTTATTAAATCCTGATGGCACACCTTATTCAGTAGATTTGGAAATGAATCAAATAATATTGGAAATTCCAGTTACAGACACTTATGGAAACAAAACATTTTTAGATGGATATTCTGGAATAAATATATTTTCTAATTTTATTGCTGAATCTTCTGATGGAAAAACAGCAACAGGATTCACAGCAATGAAATATTATGATGGTTCTTATGTGCAAATTGAAGATTTTGATAATAATAAAGTAAAAATAACCGCTTCGTTACAATCTATTGTTAATCAATATGCAGTTTCGATGGGCGGAACGATTAATGATTATATAGGTATGTATTATGATCCTGAAACATCTTTATTAAGTGTATATGTTTCTGATATGTATGATGATGGAAACGGTTCCGCTCCAAGAGCCTATCATAGTAATTTAATGGTGTCTTTAAATATGAAAGTTTTAATTACTGTATTTTTGAAAAAAGCTATGTTTAAAAATATATCTATAGAAATAAATGCTGCCCAAATGGGTAATTTATTAGGAATATAGTTGGAGGGTTAAATGCCGATAGTTAATATTATTGTAAATCAAACAGGAAAATCAGCAGGAGTTGCCGGCGAAAGTCGAGATGATCTTTCTATTAATTTATTAGTTACTCTAACAAATAATGATAATACTGGCGTAACATCTTGGGAATGGGAAATTATTGCATGGCCACAAACAGCACCAGGGGATGCGGCCCCAGTGCTTGCGGGCACAACAACTAATACGGCGACTTTTACCCCAACAATTAGAGGAACATATGTTATTCAATTAATTGTTAACGATAGAATTAAGGATAGAATTGGGGCCGCCATAAAAACACAAACCTCTTCCGTCAGAATCCCAAGCTATTTAGAAGGGCCGGAATTTATTGGTGGGTGGGGATGGGCAGCCAGTCATGCTTTGGCAACTATGGATTCATTTATCGCTGGCGGTGGGGCCCCAAGTGGGCCAGCTAGTGGTGACTTAACAGATGATTATCCTGGTCCAGTTGTAGCAGGGTTAAGAGGTAGGGTTATTTCCACTACGGCCCCTACTGACAATCAAATATTGGTTTGGAATGATGGAATAAGTGAATGGCAACCACAAACTCCTTCTACTGGGTCTTCTACATTTTTAGCACTAACTGATACACCAAGTAGTTATATTGCAAGTAGAATTGTAGCTGTTAATGGGGCTGCAACTGGATTAGAATTTGTTACTACTGCTCCCCCTGGAGGGTCGGCGAGTGGTGACTTGTCTGGAACATATCCGGGCCCAACCGTAGCCAAATTACAAGGAAATTCTGTCAGTTCAAATGCCCCTTCTGATGGGCAAGTGTTAGCTTGGTCTTCGGGAGGTAGCAATTGGGTTCCTTCTTCTGTTGTTTCAACCTTTTTAGGATTAACAGATGCTCCATCAACTTATGTGGGTCAGGCCGGAATGCTTATTAAAGTAAATGTTGGAGAAACTGCATTAGAATTTTTCAACACTGCTTCAGGAGATTTAAGTGGAACATATCCAAACCCATTTGTTTCTGGATTACAGGGAAGAAGTGTTTATGATGGGGCCCCTTCTGATTTAAATGTATTAGCTTGGTCAGTATCAAATCAATATTGGTATCCATTAACAAATGCATTTACAAATTTAAGTGACACTCCTTCTGATTATACAGGATATGATGGATGTGTTGTTGCTGTAAATATTGGCGCGACCGCATTAGAATTTGTCGAGGCCCCTCCTCCCGGCGGTGCCGCAAGCGGAGACCTTGGAGATAATTATCCCAATCCTATAGTTGTTGGACTCTATAATCACCCATTAGATCCAACAGTGGTTATAGAAGATGGAAATGTTTTAACATGGAATTCAAGTGATGGATATTGGAAAGTTTCCAGCACTACGGGAGGAGTAAGCGCTTTTATTGACTTAACTGATGCTCCGATCACATATGCTGATAGTGCTGGGGCAATATTAATAGTTAATGACGGGCCAGATGGCATAGAATTTCTTTCTGGAGCCAATGATGGCGAATTATTACAGTGGGACGAAAAAGGTGGCGGCGGATGGACAGTTGTTGCCGGACGCATAGACGATTTATCCAATGTACTTATTACGGAACCATCCGAAGGAGAAGTGCTTACATATGATGACAAGAACGCGGTTTGGTATAATGCTCCTCCATCTGGTAGCGGAACCTTAGATAGATACTTAGTTTTTTCTGATGATACTGAATTTACAGAGGCTGATACGCCCTATGCTATTAAAAAAACATTTAGAATTATTAGGGACTCTGGTAAAAAGCCAATGGCTTGGAGATTGGTGTGTTCTCTGTGGACCGTGGGCGGGACCAGTGCTTCTTGTAAATTAAATATCGTAGGATCTGGCAGCGCTGATTCGGGAGAAGTAACGAGTACAGCAACTACTGAAGGCAACTATGCTAACTCAATTAAATCAGTTGATGTTACACCTGTTGAAGATAACGAACGAGAAGACACTATTTTAACTGTTACTATACAATTAAAACAAACTGGTGGTGGGGTTGCACATATTAAATACACAGACCTATTTGCCATATTTGTTTAAACAATTGATTTTATGAATATAAAATTTAAAGAAGTAAGTATTAATGAAATACCAAAACAATTATTACTAGGGGCATCTCAAAATGTTTTTATAAAAAATTATATTTATATAAAAAATCTTAAAAAGAAAAGAATATTAATTTTATATAATAATATAATGGTTGGGTTTTTTAATCCATTAGTCCGGGGGCAATGTTATAGGCTTATTGCCATATATATTAGTAATGAATTTAGAAATCTTGGCATTGCTACAGAGACAATTAAAATTTTTACAGAAAATAAAAATAGCAGAGCTGTAATAGATGAAAAAAACATAGCATCTCAAAAAGCATTTTCTAAATCGGGTTTTATAAAAACTGATAAAAAGATAATTTTAAAAGGAAATAAATTAGCTTACGAATGGATAAAACAAGGAGGACCAAATGGCTTGGACTAATACTGGAGGAGGAGATCACGGTGGTGCCGAGTGGACAATTAGCTCTAACACAACCGTTGGCGGAACTCATACTGGCATTGGTATATTTACTATAAATGGTGGAATAACCGCTACAGTTGATGCTGCAGGGTTAAGTTTTAAAGTTTATTGTATTAAAGCAGTTGTAAGCGGAACAATTGATGGAAATGGAAAAGGATATGTTGGCGGCATTGCTGGCGCCGGCAGCGGGTCTGGCATTGGCGGATCTGGAGGAACAGGGCAAGGTGCCGGAGGAGGAGTTAAGGGAAAAGGAGGGGCATACGGTGGAAATGGAGGATTCGGCGGTCTTCGTAAGGTGTCAGATATTGGACACAATAGGAGCTGCACTCTCGAAATTTCAAAGACATATTATGGATATGCCGGAAGCGATGGCGGTGGCAATACTTCTGCTGATGGAAATAATACAGGAACATATGGCTCTGTGACAGACACTTCTGTTTATGCCGGCTCTGGAGGCGGCGGTGCCAGCGGCGGCGGTGTTGGTGGGTATTATCAATGGGGTTCTTTTTGTGGAGATTATGCCCATGGCGCTGGACAATATGCTGGTTCATCTGGAGGAGTTGGCGGATATGGTGGCGGTTTAATATATATACAAGCAATTCAAACTATATCTATAAATATAATAAACGCAAATGGTTCTGTCGGAAACGCTGGCGGAAACGGAGGTAGGGAAGGATATAATGGTGGCGGATATAACGAGTCAGCAACTGGTGGCAGTGGTGGCGGCGGTGGTGGCGGCGGAGGTGGCTCTGGCGGAACAATATTATTATATGCACCAAAAGTCACTTATACTACATTGTCATCATCGGGAGGCAACGGGGCTGCTGGCGGGTCCTGGGTAAATTATGGAGATTATACATATGGAAGTGTGGCAGACCTTGGTGGTGGCGGCGGTAGTGGCGGCAGAATTAAAGTTTTTCATTCTAGACCAGCAGAATCTTATTTATCAGCAGGAACGCCCGCATATGCGGGCGGGACAAAAGGTTCTACTTCTACTTCAGTTGATGGTGCCTCTGGCACCTATGCTACTGGCGCAACAGCATCGAAAACAGCAGATGTTCCTTTTGAAGCCAGAATAATATATCAAGTGGGCGGAAATTATAAAAAGCGATTTCGTGTAAATCTTCTCTCATAAAGATTTTTTCTTCGCAATATATATACAATATCTATCAATACTATCACATAAAGGTAGTGCTGATAGATATTTTATTTTATAGGAGATTGACATGAATGATAAAAATAAAAAACAAATTAATCTTCGTCTTGAGGTAGAACTGTATGATTTTCTTGTAAAATATTCAAAAGAAAATTATAAAACAGTCACTGCTTTGGTCCGAGAGCTAATTGCCGACTTATATAAAGAATACAAATTGGCAGTTATTAGAGATGAAGATGGCAATGTAGTAATTAAATAAAGGTAAGGAGAAATAATGAAAATAAGATGGCATACTATGAATGGCACCCTGCATTCATGGAGCCTTGTATGTCAAGAACTCGAAAGAGAAATGATAAAAGCAGGGCACCAGGTTTTTATTAAATCTACTAATAGCTTACAATATTTTCCTGATGACTTAAAACCTAATTTGTTGCCTGGCTATCACGCTCCATTGTTTAAAGGTCCGGCAGACTATTGGACCAGAGATGGGCAATTGGTTGTTGTTGATCCTAAAAATCCTTTGCCAGAAATACAAGATAATAATTTTCCTTATGATGTAGAAATTGCATATACAATCTTCTTCCAAAGCTGTCGCAGATTCCACCCACTATCAAGATGCAGGATGATTATTTGGAATTTCGAGACAGATAAACTTCCACCAGGCTGGCAGTATTATCATAAAGCAATAGATTATTATCTTCCAAGTAGCCAATATTCTTATGATATTTTTGCTAAAAACGGCGTTCCAAAGAATAAAATGTTGGTTGTTCCTCACGGAGTAAATATGGAAACATTTAATCCGTCCGTTGCCCCTTTTCCATTGATGACACAAAAGAAAGTAAAATTTCTTCATAATGCCATTCCTCATCATCGCAAGTTACACGAACGGGTAATAAAAGGATATTTTGATGCTTTTACTGAAGATGATGATGTTTGTCTTGTAATGAAAACAAAATTTAAAGACCCAGATAAAGATAAGCCATTTGAAGTTAATGTGAAAAATTTATTAGAAGAAATATCTTCAAAATATAAAAATCCACCCGAAATAGAAATTATTAATGATAAATTTATAGACAATATTGGATCTCTTTATACCGCTTGTGATGCTGTGGTAAGTATGAGTTCTACCGAGGGCTTTTGTTTGATTCCAGATACTTTAATTGATGTTGTTGAGAATAAAAAATCTTCAAAACAAATAAAGGATATTATAATTGGAGATATGGTTGTTTCTCACACAGGGAAAATTCAAAAAGTAATAAAAACTACTTATAGAGATATTGATGAAGAAATTATAAAAATTAAAAGAATTGGCCATACTTTTCCCATTTTTATTACCAAAGAACATCCAGTTTTAATAAAGAATAATAATAAAATATATTGGGAACAGGCTAAAAATCTTAATAAAAATAATAAATTAGTAATTCCTAAAATAAAAATAAAGGAAAGTAATATTTCTGATATAGATATATTGGATTATAACAGCTTTAATAATATGATACAAAAAGATAATAAAATTGGATTATCAAAAGGATGGGGACACAAAAATAAAGACATTTATATTAAATTATCTAAAGAAACTGGTTATTCTATAGGCACATTAAAGAATAAATTAAAAGATGTTAATAATGAATATCTTTTAAATTTTGCTCAAAAATTGGGATGGAAAAAGCCAGAACCTATTTTGGTTCCTCAAAAATATGAATTAACAGAAAAATTTTGTGAATTTCTTGGATTATATATTGCCGAAGGCTGTATTAGTAGAAATGATACTGTTATAATTTCTTCCAATTCTGAAGAAATTATGGCTCATGAATTGGAAAAAGATATAATAAAAAACACATTTGGATTAGAACATAGGTTGAGAACTAAAAAAAATTGCACTACAATAAGTTTTGATAATAAAATTTTAGCTACTTTTTTTGGTAATGTATTTGGTAAGACTGCTAAATTTAAAAGAATTCCATCATTTCTACAAAGCCATAAATTTATTAATAGGATTTTAAAGGGCCTTTTTTATGGCGATGGAACAAAAACAGATGAAACCTATATATTTACTTCTTCTTCATTAGAGTTAATTCAAAATATATTTCGTATATTACTAAGTAATAATATAATAAGTTATATAACAAAACACCATTCACAAAAATATGAATGGTATTCAATAGCAATAGGGAGACAATTTAATAAAAAATTTGAAGAATTTATTGACCCCCATAAATATATATCAAGTTTAAAAACGAATAAATTTCATAGAGGGCGTGTTGAAGAAAATGATGATTTCTTTTTTATTCCAATACAAAGATTAGAAAAAATAAAGTATTGCGGAAGAGTACATAATTTAGAAGTAGAAAATGACCACAGTTATACTACAAATGGAATTATCGTTCACAACTGCCTCCCCTTATTGGAGGCATTAGCCTGTAAGTCTCTTGTTATAGCTCCACGACATGGTGGGCAATTAGACTTCCTTAATGATAATAATTCTTTATTAGTTGATACTAAAGAGATGAAAGCTCCGCTTTCCATGCAATATTGGACATATCATCCTGATGCAGTGACTGGAGACCCAGACACGCGACACTTCTCTGAATTATTAAGAAAGGTATATGAAAACCCAGAAAAAGAAAGGGCGAGAATAAAAGAAGAGGCAAATAAAACTGCCCAAAAATTTT